TCAACTCAAATGGCTTTGAACCACCCTTGTTGTATACTTGAACTTGGATAGCACCCTTGTCACCTTTCAGACGATAACTATTTGTCTTGCCCTCTGATGGTTTTTTGGGACCAGATGCAACCTTGTCATCAATCTCCTTGGGGTCAACTGTGATACCATAGAGTTTCTTTGCCATCTTATATGAGTGTTGCATTGCAGAGGAAAAGTCCTTGTGGTAGAGGTCATACTTGGCTTCAGCAAGTGTCCAACCTTTTTTCATGTATTTGTCTTTGTCTTTTTTGTCAATAACGACAACTTTGTTTTTCTTTACAACCATGATTTCTTTATTAGGATTTACTAATTGGCGTGGACCTTTCTCCTCTTTCATATCAGTTCTACCAAATCCAAGTTTTGGATCACCTTTTTCTATAGAATCAATATGCATCTTCATATAGTCATCAATATCATCGGCAAGTCCAATCTCACCTGCTTTCTTCATGATTTGATTATACATGTCTCTTGCTTGTTTTTTTTGTTCGTCTGTTGCTTCACCAGCATCCATGACTTCTTTTTCTAACTTATAGAAATCATCTTGCATACGGGTTAACTCTTCTGCACCCTCTACATCTGCATTTTTACTCATCACCTTTTGTGCAGACCCACACATATAGAAAAATTTAGTGGTGTAACCACCTACCTTTATCTCATGTTCTGGTTGTTCTTTGAGCTCAAATTCTTCATTTTTTGCCATCGCCGAGGTCATCATGTCAACATGTGCCTGAACTCTTTTTGATTGTTCCAGATGCATCTTAGATGCTTTCTCAAGTTCTGCAACGACCTTTTTTAAATCATTTAAGTCACCAGCAGCCTCATTTTGAAGCATCTCCTCGCGAACTTCGCGCATTGTTTTTCTATAACTTGTCATATCCTTACCCTTTCATTAAATCTGTTACAGATTTTCCTTTTTCCCAGAATTTACAAGACCAGTATCTTGCTTTCGTTTTTGGGCCAGGATTATCACAGTTGTGTCTTGCCCTAAAATTTGCTCTGCGGCCTGGGTCATCACGTTTTATTTCCATACCTTTTTGACCAAATTCTACTTTAATAACATTACCTTTTTCATTTCTCACATAAACTTTATATTTCTTTACATCACCTCGCGTGGGATTATTTAGTTCTACAGGTCTTCCATTATACTCTGCTTTCTCTGTAATCTCACCCCATTCGTTAAGTTCTGCCTCTTCACCCTTTGCTCTTTTCATCTGTGCAGCAGTAGGTGCGCCCTTCTCACCCTTCTTTCTCATTCTTTCACCAGAACCCCTTTTGATCCTTTGTCTCTTTTTGTGGATATTTGCCCAGAGAGATTCATTTTTATCAACTTCTATACCTTCACCACGAACTTGTTTTGCAAGGTCTTTATCTGCCCCACCCCAAGTTCCAGAACTTTTTGTTGTGAATGAATTCACTCTTGCGAGAGCCCACTGTTGTGGTGTTGCGCCAGGCCTGTGTCCTGTCTTGTATGCTGCCATACCACGATCATAGACTTTCTTTAGAATGGAGTACGGCATACCACTTTTTTTCGCCTTATTCACAAGTGCAGTAATTTTCTCGTCAAGTTGATATCCCTCTATTTGAGTATCCAAATAATCAGACATGTCATCTATTCTGCTTACGGCGGTTGCAACTTTGTTTGTCCACCATGTCGGGAGTTCATCCTCATCACCCAATTTACTTAATTCACTCTGCATTTTCATCAACGCTTTTTGTGCGATTTGTATTTTATTCTTCATTGACACAACGTCTGCATGACCAGTTTCTATCAACATTTTATTAACGTTGTCAAGTAACGACTCATTTTTAGATAGATATGCAGCGATTGCCATGTCTTTACGTTTTTCTTTTGATCGACCTTTAAACTGTGGTGCGTCTGACTTTTGGAAGTCTTTAATATAGTCTCCCATGTCTGCATCCTTACCAAGTTTTTCACCATACATCTGTTTGAACTTCTTAGTATGTTTTGATGGTTTGGTTTTAGCAGACGCATCGCCAGGTGCCGGACCCGCTTTCTTTTTCGCAAAGTGAGCATCTCTCTTTCTCTTTGTTGAAACTGACATTTCGTCACCTTCAGCATCTTTTGCATAATACTTTGCTGGTTCTGTTCCTTTGCTACCTTTTATATCTGGGTCTTGTTTTACTTTGCGCTCATTGATCTGAGTCACTAAATCTTTAAATGTTATCATTTCAATTTGCACCTCTGCTTTTAACTGTTTTGGAAGAGCACCTTTTTTGACCAGTGTGTTAATATATTCCACAAAATCTCTTGGAGATACTCCAACTGACTGAGCAATCTCTGAAGCAATTCGGGATGGATTATTTACTTTGATGCTACCAACATCTCTAACTTGTGTCCCACCTTTATCAGCCACTGCCTGAACATATCTTTTAACCAAGTTTTCGTAACCTGTGGGATGAGTAATTTGATCAATTTTAGACTTAACTTTCTTAAACCAAGCCATCTCATCAAGAGTATCTTCACGCAATCGTGGTTCTCTACGATTTGTAGATGGGTCTTCATTGCGTAGATTTTTTGGATCATTGTTCAGTGGGTTGTTGTCTTTGTGACCAACATCCATACCCTTTACTGCATTATCACCCATTGCTCTACGAGCCTTGTTACGAGAGGATCGTTTTTCAATTTGTTCTGGACGAGAGTGGTAATTGTCATACTCTTTTCTATAATTTCGCTCGTTTATCGCGATATCGTGTAACCATGCTTTATGAACTTTGCCACTACCGTCCATGTATGAAATATAGTTTGTCCCTCTCCTTACAATTCTTCCCTCTACACCGTTAGCCTCCACTAAATCATCTATCTTCCAAATTTTATTTGTCAGATACGCATCACGCAACTCCTCATATTCTGTCATCTCTCCCATGTCACGCTCCTCACGAATACCCATACCCGCGAGAACATCTCTAAATAACTTCTTAGCATCTTTGAAACCAGATGGTAATCCCTGTTTAAACTGATCAAACTCTCCCTCTGCTGCAGCAGCTCTCATTTTGGATGCAGACATTCCTTCTACACCCTCTGCATCTGGATCACGTTCTCCAGCAGACACAACCTCTATATTGTCAAATCCGTAATAACCATGTCGTCCTTTAACTCCGTTGTATTGATTTAGAAGTCTATCAAACTCATCAACCCGATCAGAACCAACAACCATGACAACTGCACGATGCCCCTTGTCATGTAAAAATGTTGCAACCTCAAACACGTTCCTTTGTTTTGCAGTGGTGATGTTCGACTTGTACTTAGGAAACATCTTCTTCATGTACGCAATCTTTTTAGGATACGGCAAAGGGTTTTTCTTTGGGTCTTGACTGTGGGATGCAAACACATACATCTTAGAACCAGAGACTTTCTTGCTCTCTCTTGCCAATGCGTCAATGAGTTTTTCGTGGCCAGTTGTCGGTGGATTGAATCTTCCAAATGTGAAGACTGCTGTATCGCCTGGTGCCTCTGATATTTCTCTAAAACTACGCATCCTTTTTTCCTTGTGCGGCGGCTCTTGCTTTTTTGACTCTTTCAACCTCTACCTTTTTAAGTTTCATGACTGCCTTCTTAGTCATTTTATCCATTTTTTTACCATACTTTTGGTTGAGTTTTTGGTCTACAACCACTCTTTGTTGCAAACTCATTTGGTCATAGTTGGGATAAAATTTATCTCTAAACGATTTAATAACTTGTTTTCTGGCCACTACTTGAAGTTTAGCAGGGTTACGCATCTTTAGTGCCGCTTTCTTTTTCTTCATTTGAAACGAAGCAGATTTTGCCATCTTTGCCATACGCCGTGCTTGTTTTTTTCGTTGCACAACGTCAACCTTTTTTAATCCCTCGTATAGCTCTGTAAAGTTTTTCATTTTACTTTAAACCCGCTAGTTGTTATATACAAACTTTTACCTGACCATCCACCTTGTGCTCTAGTCCTTAAAACCATCGGCGCAGAAATAACTGAACCTGTGGGTCTATGTCCAAATGCTAAATTAAAAGTCTGTCCTTTATTATCATAACTCGTTTTTATTCCTGTCAAGTCTGTGCTATTTTCCGTAAAAAATATTGACCTTTGATCCTCATCAGACGAAACATCTTTTATTGTTGAACCTTTTTCACTACCTATCAATAATTTGTAGGGGCAAGGTGTTGCATCTGGATCATCGTATGTATAGTATCCAACAGTATTTAGTAGATACACCATGTTATTTGAATTTGATATATAAGTTGAAAACGCCGATATTAAATTGTTGCGAAATTTGTAATAAAAATCATCTGCATAAAATTTTAATCTATCCTTTTGAAATGCACGAGCTAAATTTGCAAAGGCTCTTTTCGACGCGCTCTCACTAAACTTTTCTTTTGATATATCAAAAGAAGATATGGCCTTATATGCATTTGGAGTTTTATTATCTATAGTAGATGCAGCGTCATTCCATGCGGCATCAACCATCTTTTGTATATTCTGTAATTGTCTTTTATCGCCCATCTTAGAATAAAAAGCAGTTATATTTGTGTTTATCTTTGGAGTTGCATCTTTGCCTGCAGCAATCTTGTTAGAGTATCCCACATAATTTCCATCAGATAATTTGATGATTACGTCTGATGGATTTTTACCACCTATTCCATCTGGTTTTCCTCTAGGCACCCAAAACAATTTATCAATGGTGCCTGGTAAATCTTTTTTAACTTCAAGAGAGTTTTGAAATCCAATTTCTATGTCTCTATCAGCAGTTTCGTCTTTATCAATTAACTGAACTAATTGTTCATATGTAACATCATTACCATCGCCATCATGAACACCAGTAGGTCCAGTTTTTCCACCAATATCTGATTGAAATGTTTTGGCGTCTGTGTAACCAGTGTGTACTAAAAAGTAAACTGATAAAAACTCATTTACGTTTGAAGATGCGGTTGAATCTTTTCTGGTCTTTTGCCCGAAATGTCCTGTTACTAATTTTTTAGGTGTTATGATGTAATAAGCAGTGTCTTCATCATCAACATTTATCTGAAAATGGTATTTACCACCATAATCTTTAATCAGTTCACCTGAGCCTGAGTCAACATTTTTATATTTTATTTTTCCTTTACCAACAGCAGATTTTATATCGTCCTCAGGCACATTTAAAACATAAAACGGATTAAATGTTCCTCTACTTTGATAGTCAGGAGAGACGGTCAGTTCCCTAAGATTTTGAATCTTACGAACATGATCTTTGTAAGACTCATCTCTAGGCCTTAACTGCCTAATGTAGTGTTGCAAACTCATCAATAACTCCATCTGTACAAATATTTAAACTATTTATACGATAGAGTATCTATAGAGGTTTGTCAACCCTGTGCCTTGGCCTTGAAGTTCCGCCCATAGGAATGATTGATTTAGGTATCCTTGAGAAATCTCTTTTGAGATAACAGGATGTAGTTTCTGCATCAACATGGTTTGGTTTGAACCCATGAAAGTGAATAGGTATTAGACCAGACTCGTCTAGTCTTTCTTTCGTAAACTGGTGCCAGTCAGAGTTATCTAGAATGATCATGCCATCATCTTTCACGCATTCAAGTGCCTCTGGTACACAATCATATCTGGCCTGACTGTCGATAATAATTATATCAAATTTTAAGTTTGGTTTGTGAATACTGTTGACAAAATCTCTTGAGTCTTCCTCAAAATAAACTGTCACGTTATCATTTTTGACCTCTAATATTTTGTCGTACCAGTCTTCATTAGACTCAACAGCATAGACCTCACATTTTTTAATCTCTGACCAAAACATAGAACTGAAACCACTGCCATACTCAAAGACAACTGCATCAGTAAAATCTATGCTACTCAACCACTCAATACACGGATATGTCAGTCCGGGCAACACTTGACCATTTTTTGATATGGCAAAACCATTTCTAGACGATTCTAAAAATCCATATTCAGTTCTTATCTTGTGCGCTATGAAAGACCAGTGCAATTCCTCAATCGGCAACTCCACTCCACTTATCTTAACGTTTCCAGACCTCTCTGTCATAATCTTTCTACTCCTAACGTTTTATCACCAACTCTATTTAATTTTTGTTTCTTCACATAATTAGTGAACGTGCCAAGAATATATTTTGCATGTCCATCTGTAACTGGATTGCCTTTATGTAAATAATTCCAAGTCGCGGGAAACAATACCACAGTGCCCGTTTCAACTTCAGTTTTCATTTTATACTTTGGAAAATAAGTCTCTCCCCCAGTAAAATCATCATTTAAATAACAGACAACTGCAAGAAACCTCTTTGCAGAGCTCACATCATTTACATCTGAATGATAATCATGTTGCTGTTTTTGATCACCAAGGTAACGTTTTATTCTCACATTCTCAAAACCATATTGGTCAGGCCACTGATTAGGAGCAAGTTCTACATCTATCGCATACTGTTTTATCGTTTGCAATAATTTGCCCATGACATAATTAATCGGTGACTTGAATTCTGAATGTTGCATGATATCAAGTCTTTGACAATCACACGCGCCACATAATTTACGGCCGTCCTCTGCATAACAGAGACTCATCTTTCTAATATACTCTTCTTGCTCTTGCCATAATCTCTCATATGTCCGTATCATAGACGCACACACATTTTCATCAAGAACATTTTTGTAGCATCTAATGTATGGGTCAATTTGCATCGCGCAAGTACCTTTGATGGTCGGGTCGGTTTGCATAGTGCAGGTAACTCCCTACGATATACTTTGGCGTTTTCACAGGCATCTCTCCACGATGGGGAAAGTTCCAAAAAGGTGGAAAGACAAGGACCGATCCTTTTTTACAAGGACTGATCACAGGTTCACCACCTATGGGTTCAACAACTGTGGCACCCTTATCATTGTTGGTAAGATATAAAAAGAATACAAGAAACCTTCTACAGTTTTGAAGGTTGGTGCAATCCACATGTTGAGAAAATTGATCCACATCTTGCTCGTACCTTTTAATCCTAAACGACTCGAAAGACATACTCTCTGGCCAGGCTGGATTTATCTCCTCTTTGTATTTAGATACACAATCAAACATGTCATTCATGAGGGATGCCATGTCCACTCCCCAAACACGTTTATGTTGTACCATATCAATCCTTCGGAATGAAACACCCGTCTTCTCGTATATTTGTTGATGCTCAGGGTGTAGGTTAAACTTGTCAACTATTTCATCACAAACTTTCGCACTGACAACGTTATCATATATTTTAATCAAGTTATCCATTTTAAAATTTCACTAGAAAAATGCTTCCAGCCCCTCTTTCTCTTCCTTAATCTCACACTCAGGATATTTGGAAACTGGTGTATCATTATTAAGGTAATGCTCTATCAGTTCTTTGTTGATGAAATAGTGCCCATGACGGTGTTTGGGTAAGTCATCAGGCCATTCCTTAGAAATCTCCATCAGAGTTGGGTGTTTGAGTCCCTCTGCAATTGCTTTTGCAGAACTAGCTGCACCGACAAACAATTTCGATCCCCTTATATACTGTGCGACATCCAGTGCATTAGTAATATGTATGTGACGAGGGGAAAATCCATATCGGTCACAAAATAGATCATACTCGTTATCCCATCCTATGAAACCGCAATCATAGTCCTTGAGAAGAGTATAATCGAAATGGAATGCTGGATTATGTTTCTCGTTATTCCAATCATGATATCTCTCTGTTAGATTGATGATAATATCAGATTTATGTACAGGTTCGATATTTGTTAACCACCTCTGGTTAGGACGCCACATCTGTAAGTCACGATGTTCGTCTAGATCAATGTCACAGTTCATGTATTTGACATGGCTCGAACGTAAACTGACTCCCGAAATTTTGAGAGGAAACTGATGTGTCCTTATACCAGCCACCATGCAATTAAGGGATATTAAATCACACCTCAGCATAAGACGATAGAAACTCTGGTAGTCAGAGAAATCTATGGTCACACCAGATGGCGGATTATCTATCTGTGCAACAGTCTCAATATAGGGTTGACTCTCTAACAGAGGTTTAAGATATTTTGCGACTTCTGGACGTTTGATAAAATAGGTACTCACACCGCCCCTTCTATGGACTGCTGGAAGTGAATATACAATATCCCCTATCTTTGCTGGGTGAAAACAACTTGTCATTTAGATAAATCCATCAAGTGCAATGATTCAAATATCTCAGTCGCAATATTCTCGCAGTCTTCCCAAGTTTGAGAGGACCGCACTTCAACATTATTTTTATACTTTGATATAACCTCATCATATTTTTTTAGTTCTTTCTCTACCAAAGAACGTGTTCTATTGTTTCTATCATAGCCATTATCCCTTGTCTTTGATCTCTCATCAAGAATTTCCATAGGGACTTTTAAGTAATACATTTTATATTTAATATTCTGTCTAATCATATGACTATGAATTTTTCCATCGCTAATAAACTTATTTCCTTCAATTATAATGTTTGGGAGAAACATGTCTTTCCACATATAATAATATGTGGTGAGTAGCATAGGAATTTTATTTATTCCAAGATACACCGAATCAGTTCCATTTAACACTTGGCCTTCTCGCCCTATGATCATTGTGTTACCATATGTGCGAAAGGGTATTTTATAACCCTTATTTGATTTGAAACCAAGATCACCACTTACACCATCTTCTCCACCATAATAATCTTTTACTTTATTCTCCAAAAGATTCGTAACTGTAGATTTACCAACTGCAGCCACTCCAGAAATCCATATGATCACGCCGTTTCTCCTTTCGGATTTATCGGTAAGATATACAAATCAGTAACCCCCGAAAATAATTCTTTAGTATCTTTGAGGTTATCTGGGTCCCCTTTCTTTGACCCACCTTTGGGAATAGTATTTCCATTCATGGCAGAAACAAACTCTTCGTAATCAGCCACAGTTTGGAACATAATATTCGCAACTGTAATTTTTGGCCAAGTTTTTTCCTTTTTCTTGTGTTCTTTTAATTTTTCTCCAATCTGTTTTACCATCATACCACGTTCAGTATCAACATCAAGGTCTGACTTCAATACTTTTTTGTCTGTATAGTTTTCTTTAGTTTCTTTAACTTTTTTATCTCGTATTTTTTTTCTTTTGCCTGTTATGTCGCGTGAAATAGCTCTTGGCCGTGTATCCACAACGCCGTCACGGTGAGAAATTTCTTGTATTCTTTTGTTTTTAAAATGTGTATCGACTGCACTTTTTACAGTGGCAATTTGATCATCAAACATCCAATCTGGGAAAGCATTTATTAGATACGGATGCCCCCATCTAACTGTTTTACCACCCTTGTCAGTTCCCTTTGTAAGACATCCCCCATCTTCAACCGCACTTTTTACATGTCTGATAATATCATCAATACTTTCATGATTTTTCCAAAAGTGATCGTCATAAGGGGAGTTTAGTTCACTAGCATGTTTTTCCAAACTACTTTTTAGAACACGTTTGTGAAGATCATAAGGTAGGCCTTCAAAATATAAACCATCCATGTTTTTGACTTGAACACATGATTTACTTCTCGTATTACCATCGTATATCTTTTCACATATGTCTTCAATCTCGTCAGAACTCATACCCATTTTATCAGCAACCCAACTTAAAGGATCATCAATGTTCTTTCGATCTTCATAACATGTCTTTATGTGCCCCCAAAGTTTATCTCTAAGTTCTTCTGAGCGTTTTTCTGCAAGAAGTGTAAATGCGTATTGACGATCTCCTCTTTTGTTGTATCTCCAAGATTCTGGATCAGCATCACGTTTCATCCTTTCAGTAATGCGCTTAACACCTTGAGTGGTGCTCTCTTGAGCATTTCTACCTTGGATTCTAAAACCGCAAGTATCAAGAAACCACAAAACGTGTTTAGGTATGAAGTATTCTTCTACACCAGATACTTTCTCCCCTGCTTTAATTTTATCTACAGCTGCACGTAAGAACTCATCTGCAATGTAGCTTACCATTACATCATGTTTTACGCATCCTGTCCCGTATGCGTGTTTATTAAATGTTTTGGGAGCTCCTTCTTTTGTGTTAAGAAGGTCAGCTGTTCTCGGCCAATCTCCCTTTACAATATGATATTGTTCATAAAAACCAAGTTTTCTTGCATCTTTTTTTTCAGTTTTTGGGTTAATCAGATTAACTAGAGGTTTATTATCTGGAGACTTTTTCAAACTTATCCTTATAGGTTTAGATGATGCTTTTTGTGCATCAAACATTTCCTTTTGTGGAATACCTTTACCCTCTCTAGAAGAGCCTTCATATTTTAAGATATGTTTTTTAGGATTTTCTTTTTCCCATTGAGTTTGTGCAGTGTCAATATAAGTATATGTTTTGTACCCTGGCTGATCCATGCCTGGATGGAGATGTAAATTTTCCTCATCAATATAAATTTCTTTTTCCCAAACACCATTAAGATATATTTTGGGAATATCCTTCTCATTAACTATTACTTTTTCCACTTATTCATCTCCATTCACAATATGCATTTATAACATATTTCAGTGTCATTTGTCAAGACCTTTATTCAAAAAAAGCTTCAAGATTTCCACTTTCTTCCTTTGCAAATCGTCCTATCTTCCTCTCTGATTTCCCTGCGACTCCAATGGTGGCCAATCGGTTATCGCAATATGCCACACAACTGAAACGCTCTCCGTTTCCTCTAATTGGGGTCACACCATGCACCTCTCTCGAATCTGCAATAATCACTGAATTATCTGGAGCATCTATCCCAATACCATATCGTGGGAAGGTTAGATAGGCTCCCTGATAATCCCCCTGACGAAATACACACATACTGGTCATTCCAAATTCTGTATCGCCACTATCAACATGAGCTGCCATCTTTGTCGATTGTCCAGCATGATAACGATTTGCACTCAATGTTGTAAATATCCCAATCCTATGTTCTGGTCGAATAAAATTCTCTGCGAACTTTCTTTGTTTATTATACACCATAGAATTTGCTTTGTCAAATGCCTTTTCATTATAAACTGAAATTTCTTTTAGTATTTCAAATTTCTCTGGATTACTTTTTGTCCAGCCAGATGCGTCGATACCACCAGTAAATCTGCCTCTTTTATAACCGATCATTACACTATGGATTTCGGCTGCATACGCAATCATTCCCCAGCCACCAGACTTAGTTCTTACATAATAGCTGTTAGGAGTGCGTAATTTATAATGCTCACCTTCTATCAATCCCTTTGCAGCCATCTCTTCTTTATCAATAGGTCCAGAACAATTTGCTCTCATGGTGCTTGTATCTTCAATAGTTGCCAATACATTTCTTACATTATCATTTGGGAATGCATTACACACCACATAAGCAAGTGGCACATCAGAACCATCAAGTGATGCAATAGGTTTCATGATTGCTGTGTCCTCTGTCACAGTGATTAAATCTTGTGCATCTGATTCTTCCAGAAATTTACCGTTGTATTTCTGAAATATTTCTTTCTCACCAAGATCAATTTGTGCGGTTATGTACTTCATTCCACGGCTCCAAGATATTTTGATAAACTGACTCTGCAACATATTTCATACATATGGGGGCCACCATTAATCCTATTCTCGCAAGTTTTTCATTAAGAGTTCCCGTTAAAATATAATCTTCTGGTAATGTCATAATACGTTTTGATTCTTTTGTAGTATAAACACGATCCTCTTCTGCGTGTAAATGCACTGCCAGACTTGTTTGCAATCCCTGTTCACTCAAAGTGTGTGAAGCTTGATTCCAAGGAACTCTGCGACTCTGATAAAATGAATGTTTTGCTTCTGGAATACTTTTACCCATCTTCTTTCTGTGTGCGATAACTTTATCATACCATGGCCCTACCACATCATCTCCCACTGACACCACTTTATCAGGGTTTTTTGGTAATCTCTTCAACCATTTATATTTAGCACTTTTCTTCATGGCCTCACAGAGTTCAACTGCCTCTACACTATTTTCATTATCAAGTTTTAGGTCACCAATTGCATCTTCCAATGTTGGTTCTTCATCTACAGGCTCAGGAAAAACAGATGACAATAACATCCAAGACATTCCAATATCATCCATTACATCTTCACGCACAGATACAATAAAAACACGTTGTCTTTTTTGTGGCACACCAAAATGAATACCATTAAGAACTTTATATGTGGTATTGTAACCAAGAGCTTCAAAGTCAATGACCATACGATTTAGATGATCCCTTGCATAGTCCATTGTCAAACCCTTGACATTCTCACATATAATAACTTTAGGCATGAGGTCTTTTGCAATTCGTATCATTTCCCATGTTAGGTCTTCAATATTCTGTTGCTTCATACCATAGGCAGTCTTCTCTTTGTTCCATCCTTCTTTCTTAGTTCCAGACATGCTGAAAGGTGGACAAGGTGGTGAACCATCCATAATGTCTAGCTCATACTTCTTCAGTCCCGTCATCTCCATGATCTGTTTACCCGTAACGTCTTTGATATCACCACAGATGTGTGGAGTTCCTGGCCAGTTTGCGAGATAAGTATCAACCGCAACTTGCTGAAACTCATTTACAAATTTACAATCACCACCAGCAAGTTTATAACCGCATGATGATCCACCACCACCCGCAAAGAATGAAATGTATGTGAATAGTTTTCTATCTGCTGACTTTTGCAAGTCATCTAATGTGTATCTAAAATATCTCAAAAGAAATCCTCTAATGTTCCTTGCACCCCATAACTGCTGTCAATTAACCAGTTCATCTTTTCTGTGATAACCTTGAGTGGTTCAATAAAACTTTTCTCGAATTGTTCATCATAGTCTATTTTATCATAAATGTCAAGTTCCCTAGGCACCTCTGTCATAAAAGAAAACGCAGAGGATTGATAAACATTAGGCTGACGCAAATGCAGAAAACGAATCTTATCACCCTCTTGAATGAAAGGATACTTGTTATCCAACCTGTCTTTCTTCAAGAGATGATTATACAAGATCGCACCTTTGACATGGATTGGCGCACCCTTTGCAAACAACTGTGACTCCCCTCTAAACTTTTCAACACCGTTACAACTTCTAGGATATGCAATGTCCTCTGGTGGCAACTTCATAAACTCTTCTCTAAAGTCTCTGATAAAACTATTTAGCATTTTCTCATCACCACTCATCATGATCTTGAGAGCTCCCTTAATCTTCTCTCGACATGGTGCGGGGGTGCTTGACTTCACCGCTTCGATGCCCATTATCTTGAGTGTTGGTTCTTTGAACCGCACACCTTCCATATCATGCACGTTGAGGATATATCGTTTCTTAGCAGTCCAGATACCCTTGTCTGCAATCGCCT